GGTCAGAACCGGCATCACTGTCCCCGAATTCGGGGTAAGTTAATGGCATGAGCCGTATACGTGGTCCGTATGTACGGTTCTGTGAGAGGGATGAGGCGGTAACGCCTCACCCTACTCGCTGTGTGTGGAAATCCGCACAGCTTACGCTTACGTCAACGTTCAAGCGTTACGTTTTAAAAGTGCGTAACGCTAAAAAACAGATAGTGTAACGCGCAACGTATTGTTTTTATTAAAAAATTACATCCGTTACGTTTGTTACGCTGTTTTGCGAGAGATAGTCACATATACATAAACACTGACATTCACCTAGAGATCCAGACCTCTATATATATATCTATTTTCTGTAATTATTGTTATATATGTCACAAGCCTTTGAATCCATTGAATTTTTAGGCGGTACAAGTTTAATTAGGACTGTAACGTTTGTAACGGCTGTAACGGCGCGCTGCTTTCGGCGTAACCCGCCTGGTGAGCCATGCGCTTGCGCCACTTTGCACGCACCAATAGCCTTGTGCTATACTGCGAGCAGTTTCTAATAGGGCTAATCCATGGCCGATCAAATCCGCGTCAACATCAAGCACCGCGTCAACAACGCTGCCATCAAGCGCGAACAGCGCAATGGCCGTGAGGTAATTGTGGTGCCTAGCGCTGTGGCAAAGTTCGACACGGTGTTAAACAACATTTTCTACCCACGCGCTGAGCTAGAGGCTAGCTACCAGCAATTGGAAGGCTTGCCCGCGCCGCTGGGGCATCCGGTGGTGAATAACCAATTTGTTAGCGCACGCACGCCAGAGGCTATCAACGGCTTTTGGGCGGGCGCATGGAATACCAACCCGCGCATCGAGGGCGACCGCGTATTTGCCGATAAGGTTATCGACGTTGAGTTTGCCCAGAACAGCGAGAACGGGCGCAAGCTGCTGGCAGCGATTAACGAAGGCAAGCCAATCAGCACCAGCACTGGCTTGCTAATGCAGCGCGAACCAGCCCCCGAAGGCGCTGATTATGAGTGGGTAGGCAATAGCTTTGCATTTGATCACGATGCCATCCTCATCTCTGAGACACCCGCCATTGGCACCGCTGACGGCGTTGGCATGATGGTCAACAGCGCAGGCGAGCAAGTCGAAGTGGTCAATAGCGAACTGGTGCTAAACGAAGAGCTGCCGGGCAGCATGGAAGATATGCGCAAGGCGCTGCAACAAGCTGCTGAAGACAAATACGGCGATGGCTTCATTGATGACTTCAACGCTGATTCGATCATCTTTTTTCAAATGGATGGCGATAAGACGTACAAAATCGGCTACGGCGTAATGGACGGACAAATCCAGATCAGCGACCAGCGCCAAGAGGTGCAGCGTAAAACCACCTGGGAAGCCGTCACCAACACCATCCGAAACACGCTTTCTAAAATGTTCGGCAATACGCCGGGAAAACCACACGAGGCCGCTGGCCTGCACACCAACTCTCAAACGTCAACAGAGGAAAACCAAATGACGACTGAAGAGCTACAGGCCATGCTCGACAAGCAGGCCGAAACACTGCAAGCGAATCAGGCGCAAGCCATTGCCGACGCAGTTAAACCCCTGCAAGACAAGCTCGACGCGATTAACGCCGAAGCCGAAGCCACCGCAAAAGCTGAGAAAGAAACGCTTGAAGCGACCGTGGTAGAAGCCAAGTTGGCGACTGAAGATGAAGCCAAGGCGCTTGACGTTAACGCGCTGCGCATCATGGCGCGTAACTGCAAGGCACCGAAGGGCGCGGATCATCCGCTGAATGGTGGGCGGTTAAACACCAATAGTGACCAAAACCCGCTGGATATGTACGCCGCTCCGAAGGGGGACGAATAAATGCCTAACCTGATTTTTGCAGGCCCAACGACTCAGAACGTCCCGCAGGTTAAAGAAAAACTGGCGGGCGCTGCGCTCTTACCGGGCGCTATCATCGTGCTAAATGGTTCCGACGAGTTCATCCCTCACGGCACCGCGGGCGCGCGTGGTCGTTACTACGTGGCGCAAGAAAACTATCTGGTCATGAAAAACGTAGACGACACGTACTCTGAAGGCGATCTTGCCATTGGCATGATTCCGCTTGATGAGCAATTTTTCTACGTTCGCGTAGCGGCTAGCCAGACGATTACCGAAGACGAAGCGCTGGCTTCAAACGGCGCTGGCCTGTTGGTGTCTGCCGTCGCTGGCGATGAAATCTTGTTCTACGCAGAAGAGGCCGTCACCACTGGGGCGGGCGAAACGGCGCTAGTATTGGCGCGTGTGGCTACTGGCGTTGTACCCGGCCCATAAGGAGACGAATAAATGCGCTATTTTGACGAAAAGCTAATCACTAATTCCAAGCTGCACAAGCAGTGGTGGGATGAGCAAAACCTAGAGCGTGAAGCATGGCGTCGTGCCGAGGCGTCCGTTCTCAGCGTTAACGAGGCCGCACTGCTGCCGCGTGACGCTTGGCGCTCGCTGGATGATATTACCCGCCGCGTGATGCGTAACGACGAAGGTCAAGCCTACATGGCCGACCTGATGCCGTTAGCGCGTGCAGTCAACATCGGCAAGCTGGTACACGTAAACCGCGTATCAAGCGACGCTGGCCGCGTTATCCGCACGATGACAGGCCAAGAGCCTGCGTCTCTGGATAAAGTGCAGTACGACTACCGTGGCACGCCCGTACCGATGTTCTTAACGGGCTACAGCCGTAACTGGCGCGAATGGAACACGCTGCAAAGCGAAGGCTTCGACGCGCTGGCAGACGACCAGGAAGCCGCCGTTGCAGGTATCCGCCAGGATATGGCGCAATACGTGCTGAACGGTGATTCCAGCATCGTCACTGAGGGCTACGTGGGCTACGGTATCAAAAACCACCCGCTCACCAATCAGATTGACCTGGGCGCGTCTGGCGTCAACGTTGACTTCACTGGTGCCACCCCTGCTGAATGGGAAGCGTTTATCAGCCAGACGCTTGGCGGCGCGATGGACGACAACTACATCGGCGTTGGCGTTAATATGTACGTCTCGCCAGAGATTGGCCGCAACCTTGACCTAGGTTGGTCTGCCCCCGCCGAGTTCAAGATGGGCAGCCGTCGCGAATGGATTGAGCGCAGCCGTCGCGTTAACAAGGTCGTCGTAACGTATGAGCTAACTGGCAACGAAATGATGTTCTTCGTGCCCGATGCTCAATACATTCGCCCGCTGGTAGGCATGGCAGTCAGCACTATCGCCATTCCGCGCAACATGCCGCGTGCGAACTACAACTTCGACGTGTCCGGAGCGATGGGTATCGAAGTGCGAGGGGACTTCGCGAACCGAAGCGGCGTATTTTACGCTAGCGAGGCCACCTAAGCTTAGGCAATAAAAAATAAGCCCTCTACGTGAGGGCTTTTTTAATGCTATAATATTTAAGTCGTGACGAACGGAGAGTATTATGAAGTCAAAAAGGAAAGATGCTTTAGAGGCTGGCGATATGTTCTATTTTACCGGAAAGCCTTGCTCTAATGGGCATATTAGCAAGCGCTACGCGTCTGGTGCGTGCGTTAAATGCGCAGTTTATTCCGGGAAAAAATGGAAAAAGCAAAATCCAGAAAAGGCAAAAGAATCAGCAGCAAAGACACAAGAAAAATACAGAGAAAAAACAAATTTTGTTCGAAGGGAGCTTTACTCAATTTTTCCAGAGGCACATAGAGAAAGGTCAAGGCAGTACAGGGCTAAAAACCCCGAAAAGGTTAAGCAGCAGAGAAAGAAGTCTTACATAAAAAATAAGCAGAAAAGGAGGGAGGAGTCAAGGTTTTTCACAAGCAATAACCGCTCGTTGGTAAATGAAAAGAGGAGAGAAAAATATCCTAGAAACAAGCCAAAAATATCAGCGATTTGGCACAAAAGACGTGCTGCAAAGCTAGAAAGAACTTTGAAAAATTATGGAGAACTTGACCAATTTTGTTTAGAGGAGGCTTACCAGCAGTGCAAAGATATGGAGCAAGCATTTGGCATCCCTTGGGATATAGACCACATGATACCTCTGCAAGCATGCGAAGCATCTGGTCTACATTCATACACCAATATTCAGGTGATACCAAGGTCGCTTAATGCCTCAAAATGCAACCGCATGATTTACACCGAACCGCTAGATTGGCTATCAGATGCAACATAGGCCCCAGCCCGCCACAGCGCGGGCTTTTTTGTGCTAAAATCAGGGAAACATCTTAGGAGCCATTTATGCTTATCGAAATTACCCGCCGTGGCGTCTATCGCAGCGCTGGCGAAATGCTGCCCATTGGCACGCAGGTTGAAGTGCCGGACGATTTTACCGGATGGGCGAACAAATACCGTGTCGTGTCTAGTAGCGCTGGTAAGACGTTAGAAGTAGCCACGCCAAAACGCCCGCGCAAGAAACGCGAGCCAAAGCAAGAGCAAGAGCAAGGGCAAGAGCCGGAACAGCCTAGCTTAGACACTGAGGCCGAGTCTGATGATAACGACTGAGGAAGCCACCGCCTACCTACGCGAGCTGGGCATCACGATGCCCGCGCCGTTGTTGGCGCTGGTGGTCACTAAATCGCAGGGCATTCAAGACTGCCTCGACGCCAACAACGTTGACGCCACCGACCAAGCGCTAATTTATTACTATCTAGTGGGCCTGCTGGCTATCTCCGGTGGTGGTCGTCGTGTTAAATCCCAGGCCGCGCCGTCTGGTGCCAGCCAGTCGTTCGAGTACAGCGACCTAGGCGACTTATATGACCAGCTTTACGCCTCGCTGCAAGTGGTTGACACCTACGGTTGTGCTGCACCGCTGACGCCTGCTAAGCCGGGTGGAAGCACTGGTTTTATGGTGGTTAAGGGAACGAGGTGTTGATATGGCTATATGCTCGCTATCCGTAAGCGTGAAGGTGACGCCCCGCTGGTATTTCTGGCCTTGTTTGTGCGCCGCCAAGCTAGCAGTAATGCTAGGGATGGATTGCCGCAAAGCCGCTGCATGGTTGGCTGATAACTGCATGACGATTGAAAGTGCCCCCGTGGAGACGCAAAAGATAGACACCACGGCCTAACGCTGCCATAATCTACCTACTCCTTGTTGTGTTGTGTGTTGCTCCTCCTCTTGACCGCCACTTTGGCGGTCTTTTTTTTGGGTGCTATACTGGTGTTAGATACGGCAGACCGCCATAAGGAGGTTGATCCTATCTGATAATGGGTTGCGCGTCGTGAGACGGTGAGCGCAACACTAGACGCCCCGGCACCTACCGGGGCGTTGCCGTTTATAGGGGGTTGCTATCGTGTGGCGTTAGTCGATAGAAAAATACCATTAGCGGGCAGGTGGTGAGGTGGGCTATTGTTTGGTGACACCAAAAAAGGAGAGTGAAAATGTTTGAAGAAATTGAGAAAAAAGCGCGTCAAATGATCACGGATGGACACGATGAGTATGCATTTACCATGTGGGTCGACGGCCATTACGTTACTGTGGTGGTAAATGTGGCTGGGCCTGACACTCAGCAGGCTGACGAATGACCCACGCCCAGCACCATCACGACGAAGCCCGCGCCCGCGCATTGCTGATAGCACTCAAGCAGCGCAGCACATGGCCTGCCTTGAGCGAGCGCACGGGTATCGACAAAACACGGCTGATTGACATTGCCACAGGCGATACGGCAGCCACCTTCGCGGAACAGACGCTGTTTCGTGTTATTTGGAATGAGGAGAATGAGGCATGATTTATGCAGTGAATAGGCTAACTAAAGAACATCGGGTGGTTGAAGAGCGGTATTCGGGTGGAATGCGACTTCCGTGCCGCAATCCAAACCTTGGTAAAGGGTGGGATTACATCCAAGCCGACGCCGATGGGTGGATTGAGTGGAGTGGTGGGGAGTGCCCATTGCCAGATGATTGCTCATATAAAACAAAACACAAGAGCGGTTCGTTTTTTAACGGAAGCATGCCGCAAACATTTGGGGCCCACTGGCGAGGACTATCTGATCCGGTAGTGGCCTACCGCCCCATCATCAACCAGCCCGCCAGCGAGGAGCCGAAGGGGTGGGACGGCGTTGGATTGCCGCCTGTTGGCGAAAAGATTTTAGTACGGAAAAACGACAACGACTGGCGGGCTGTTGAAGTGGTCGCGCATGACGACGGAGGTGTTGTTTACCGCGACCCAGCAACAACGGATCACGGTTACAAGTGGGCTATTGCCGGTGGTATTCGCCCACTACCCTCACCTCGCGAGCAGTGGTTAGCAGCAGCAGAGCATGTAATCGAAAGCGCAACATGTGAACCAGCGCAAAGCAGCCATCTGGCTATCATCCACGACGCCCTAGCCAGCGGCGAGCTACCGACACCTGAGAAAACACAATGACCCACAACATCGTAACGCACAAATCAAAAACAGTTGCCGTTTTGCTATGCCTAAGCCTGGGTAGCATTGGCGCGCACCGCTGGTATCTTGGCCATCCGTGGCTTGCCTGCGGGTGGATTCTGATTACCTTTGCTTGCTTGGCATCCGGCGCGATGTTGGTGATTGCCGCGCTGTTATGCATTGAAGCGTTGGTGTTGCTGTTTCTGAGCAAGGCGTATTATCGGCGGTTTAAGTGGGTGGAGGTGGTGGCATGAGCGAGTGGCAGCCAATAGAAACAGCGCCAAAAGACGGCACGATGGTAGATTTGTGGGTAGTTTCCGTTCCTGTCTATAATTCGTATTTTGGTAAGTATTTTGAAGATGGCGAAGATCAAAGGCTTACAGATTGCGTGTTTGAAGATGGCGTATGGAAATTCTGGACAGAATCAGGAGACCATGAGTACGACCCGCATCATGAAGAGATAGGGCGAGAATTTAAACCCACCCACTGGATGCCATTACCCGAGCCGCCTAGCCAATAACACACCCCGCAACGCCATGCTATACTAAGCCCCATAATCTTTTATGGGGCTTTTTCTTGTGTCGAATATATCGAGCTGGTCATATGCCCACGGCCCAGCGACCGTGTGGCCCGCAGGTGGCACCGATGAATGGGGGCAACCTATCGGCGGGACGTCTTACCTGATTCCCCGCGTTGGCTATGAGGGCGGCGGCGATGTGGCGCGTGACGACACCAACACCGAGTTCACGCCCAACCAAACCTTCCGCTTCGAGGCCGCGCTAGATTCGCCGTTGGTGCCAGAGCGAGAGTGGTATATCCAGCTTGGCGACCACACCGCCCTAACCACCGCGCCGCCCACTGCTGAACGTATCCGCGCTATCCGATTTTGGCCGATTGACGAGCTAGAACCGGGCGGCTTGCCTGATTTTGAGGTGATGACGTGAGTACGTTTGACGACATTAACCAGCGGTTTCAAGAGGCATTGCGCGGTATTGGTGTGCGAGATACTGAACGGGCGGTGACAAAGATTCTGTTTTCAGTCAGCACTCAGTCAGCCGCGTTAACCCCACGGGATACATCGTTTCTGATTAACAGCCAATTCCGGCGCATTGAGAAAACGCCTAGCGGGTGGAAAGGCGAAACGGGGTACGGCGCACGCTATGCCGCAGCTGTGCATGAAGCATCGGGCAAGTTAACCGGGCAGCCAAGGCCGAAAAACCGGGGCACGTATTGGGCACCCGGTGGTGAGCCTAAGTTTCTCGAAAAAGGCATCGAAGCGACTATCCCGCTACTGCCCCAAATCCTGCGCGAGGAGTATAGCGAGTGACCACACGCACGATATTGACAGACCTGCGCGCCTACATTGACGACCTAGTGCCTGGCTATGCCGTCAAATACTTTCGCTGGACAGATGCAGACGAAACAAGCGAAGGCCCGTTTGTAATGATGCGCTTTCCAGGTAGCGGTAACAGCGACCCACTACTACAGCGCATTGACGTACTGCTAACCCTGGTGCAACAGCCAACGGGCGCGGTATCCGGCCATGACGCTATGGCAGCGATTGCGCGGCGTATTCGTGGGGGCGGCGGGCAAGGCAGCGTGCTGCGCTTTGAGGTGTTGTCGGAACCTGCTGGGCCAATGTATCTTGAAAACGGTCGCCCGGTGTGGGTGATGGATGTGAGATGTTATACGGAGGGTAACTAATGAGTGACATAATCGACGGCCAAAGCGCCACGCTAACGTTCGGCGGCGAGCTGGTAGGCAACGTCTACCAGTACCAGTTTTTTAACGGATCGCCATCCGTAATTCGACATCAATCGTTATCCGCTCCTGCGCGTGAATACCTACCCGCACAGCCTGACTACGGCACCGCCACGCTACAGCTATACCGCAACCATGCCGACCCAGGTCAGCAGAGAATGGCGCAATCTCAGGCCACACGAAAAGTTGAGCCTTGCGTGCTAACGCTAGAGGATGGCGTTACGCTATCGTTCGATGCCTTCTGCGAAGCTATACCGCTCATTGGCGGCAAACAAACAGGCCAGACGATTAACCGAAGCACTGCGCGCATTCGTATTACTGGCATAATCACCACCGCATAGTCAAATTGTAATTCCCTATCGGCAATCGACATGGTAATTGTTTTAACCTATAATAGTAGGCGGATATATCCAACCAAATTGAGGTAAAGCAATGGCTACACTGACTCCACAGCGGGCGGATTTTGACGGATTAACGCCTGTCTTTTCCGCTGCTAGCGCTGGCGGTGACGAGTTCCCATGGGCACAACAGACCGTTCTCTACGTAAAGAACGGAGACGCCAGCCCGCACACCGTCACTATCGCATCACAATACACTGCCCGACCCGGACTGACACCAACTGACGTGACGGTAACAATCGCCGCAGGCGGTGAGGCCATCATTGGCGGCCTAACCCGAGACGGTTTCCGCGACGCAAACGGAAACGTACAAATCACTTATGACGGCGTGACTTCTGTCACTGTCGCAGCCATTACCGTTTAAGGGAGATTCACAATGGCCTATTACACAGCAGCAGGTACGGTATTTAGTGTTGCATCGGGCGCGCCGGTTACGTTTGACGCGGCAGGCTTTGAGGCGCTGGCTTACACCACCGTTGGCGAAGTGACCAGCGTTCCTTCTCACGGCGCTGAGTATGCCCTGGTAACGCATAACCCGCTAGCCGACCGCGTAACGCGCAAGCTCAAGGGTTCCGTTAACTACGGCTCATTGACTATCCCCATGGCACTGGACACTGCCGACGCTGGTCAAGACATCATGCGCGACCATGCCGATGGCACCAAAATAGACGAAGTGGTGAGTGCTAAGGTCGAATACCCAGACGGCGGCGTTGAGTATTTCACCGCTCTGGTGATGTCCTTCACCACCGCTGGCGATGGCGTGGATTCTATTCTGTCGGCAGAAGCGATGGTTGAGATTGATTCCAAAGTGGTGTCGGTAGACGCCGTTTAACGCGCATAGCTTCGGCTAAGCCGTCCGGGTGGCCCCGCCAGCGCCCGGACGTTAAACCAAAGACTGGCGGGGATACTCAACTGGCGGAGCACCTAGCATGACTGATTTAACGAACGTATTTGACTTAGAAACTGGTGCCGATAAAGGCGCATTCCTGCACCTTGAGCATCCGGTTACTGGCGAAAAGCTCTACACCGAAGACGGCAAAGCCATTGGCATTGACGCGGTAGGCGTAGACAGTGCGCAATATCGCCGCAAAGTGTCGCAAATGGCCAATTCTCGAATGGGAAAACGGCAGAAAAACCCCACGCTGGAAAAAGCAGAACAGGAAGGTGCTGAGCTGTTAGCCGCGTGCGTAGTGCGTTGCCACAACATGCAGTTTGGCGACGATGAAATGACGCCGAAAAACGCAGAGCAATTCCTGCTCAAATATCGCAGCATTCGTGAGCAGCTCGATGAGTTTGTAGGCGACCGCCGTAATTTTTTCAGTGCGTAGAGGATGATTTAGTTCTCTACGCTCGCATGATGGGGTGGCTATCGGCCACCCCAGATAAGCGCAACGAAACGCGGTACAAGGATTACATCAATCGCAACCATGGGGCGCCGCCCATGCCGGAGTTAGAGTTTGGCGAGCATGTTATTGGCTACCTGCAAGAAGTAGGGCCAGCGCTAAACACAGGGCAGGGGATTGTGCCGCTGACGTTTAGCGAGATAGACGCATGGATGCGGATGGTGGGCGTAGCGCTAACAAGCTGGGAAGCGTCAATGCTGAAGCGCCTATCGGATGAATACGTGGCAGAGCATCACGCCGCAAGAAAACCGCAACACCCGCAGCCATGGACGCCAATTCAAGGATTTGATAAAGAGGCTATCGCCAAAGGTATGCGCGGCATATTGGGTAAAATCAGCGCAAAACGCGATAAAAAGTAGGGGGTATCTATGGATTTAGGCACACTTAATTGGTCGGTTGAAGTAGATACCTCTGATTTATCACGCGCTGAACGCGAGATGGATGGTACGCGGGAGGCGGCGAAAGGGGCGCGTCGTGGTGTTGACCAGTTCGGAAACAGCACCACACAGGCAGCGCGCAAAACACGCACCGCTAGCGAGCTTATGCAAAACGACATGCGCTCAACGTCGCGTGCCACCGATGCACTAAAAAACGCCGTCACAGGGCTGGTAGGCGCGCTGGGCGCACGCGAGATTATCCGTTACTCAGACGCCTGGAATAATGCCGCTAACCAGTTGCGGCAGGTAACGACAGGCACACAAGAGCTAACCCGTGCACAGCAATCGCTCGTAAACGTAGCGCGTGATACCCGCTCGAATTTCGAGGCCACGGCGAACCTATACGCTCGGTTGGCACGGTCTACCACTGAGCTAGGGTTGTCACAGCAAAACCTACTCGACCTAACGACCACGATTAACCAATCGTTTGCAGCATCCGGCGCGACTGCCGAGGAAGCCAGTAACGCCATCACTCAGCTATCCCAAGGCTTGGCATCCGGCGCATTGCGTGGCGATGAATTTAACTCAGTGGCAGAGCAAGCACCTGGCATCCTACGCGCCGTCGCTGAATCGCTGAATATGAACATTGGCGAGCTGCGCGAGTTTGCCGCCACGGGCGGCATTACGGCTGAGATTGTCGTGAGCGCGCTACAACAGGCATCCGATACCATCGCTAACGATTTTGGCAAAACCGTTGCCACATTCGGGCAGCAAATGGAAGTGGCGCGGACGAACCTAACCCAGTGGATAGGCACTAGCGATGAAGTGCAAGGCGCGCTGTCAGTGCTGGGCGAGTCAGTTGTATTCCTGTCCAACAACCTGGACGCCATGGTTAAGGTGGGGCAGGTGGCCGCTGCTCTTTATGCGGGGCGTTTTGTTGCGGGCATGGTAGCTGCCACCACCGCGATGAGCGGCGCTGTTACCGTAGCAGGCGTACTCCGTGGCGCAATGATGGCGCTAGGCGGCCCGCTAGGACTGCTTATCGGCGCGGGTGGGCTACTATACGTATTCCGCGATGAGCTAAACCTAACAGGCCACCGCGCCGGATTAACCGAGGATCAAATTGCAGACCTTCGCGACGAAATGGCCGATATGTCGCAAGAGGATCTGAGTCAGTCGCTCTCATCGCTCAACACAGCGCTGGATGCTGCCACTATTAAAGCCGCTACGGCGCGTGAAGAGCTGGCACAGCTACGCAGCGAGAATCGTGGCAGTGGTGTATTAGGATTTGGCGCTGGGCAGGTAGGGGCAGAAGTGCGCGGCATGAACGCCGTAGCGGAGGCCCAAGAGCGCATCGTTGAATTGAATCAGAAAATCAACGTAGCCCGAGAAGAAACTGCGCAGCGAATTGAAGATAACGCCAATGCGTTTGTTGTGTATGCCGACCGATTAGAGCGCACGCGAGAAGCAACAGCGCTAGCCGACGAGGTTACTAAGACGTTAAACGACACGGCGGAAACATCGGCGGAAAATTTTGGCAACCTGTCAGACTCTCTAAACACCCTCCTCAACCGCCTTGATCCCGCCCGCGCTCGCACCCAAGCGTATGCGCAGGGCGTTGGGCTGCTGAATACCGCGCTTGCAACGGGCACGCTTAATTTTGGCGACTATCAGCGGGCGATGGTGGCGTTGCAGGAAGAGTTGTACAACGTCGAAGAAGAGACAGAAACAGCCACCGAAGAAATGAGCCGCGAGTGGGAGCGCTTCGGTAATTCGGTCGATGAAACGTTTAAAGATGCGTTTAAAGGCGCGTTTGATTCGTTTGATTCGTTTGCCGACCAACTCAAGGGCGCGTTTGAAAACCTCATGGCTGAACTAGCCTACGCTGCTGTTAAGAATGAGATCAAGATTCAACTCGGCATGGGCACTAGCGGGCCGATGTCGGGGGGTGTTGGGCAGTTGTTTAGCACCGAATCGGGCGGCGGGGTCGGCACGATAATGAGCGGTGCCGGACAATTATTCGGCAAAGCCAATTCTGCGCTAGGTTTTGGCAGTGCAGCAACAAGCGGCGGACTCTATGCCAATGCACTAACTGGCAGTACAGCAGCAGGCGGACTCTACAGTGGAGCCGCTACGGGAGCGGTGCAAGGTGGCTTGTATGGTAATGCGCTAACCGGAAGCGCCGTTAGCAGCGGTGGTTTTATGTCTGCTATGAGTAGTGCCATGCCCTGGATTTCGGGCGGCATGATGGTTGATAATCTTCTAGGGCTGGGCATTGTTGATGGTATTGTGGGTGCGGTTAGCGACCTGTTTGGCGGCGGAAAAACAGCCCCTAAATTCGAGCTGGCTACCGTCGGTCAAGGCGTTGACCCCACGCGCCCAGGATTATTTGAAAACTACGGGGAGGGCGTGTTCAGCCGTGGCGCGCTGGGTACCGTTGGTTTTGCAGACCCCGGCACGGCGCGACTAGAAGAAACCTTTGGCGGATTTGAGAATGCCACTGCTTTCCTTAATCAAATTACCGCAATGGATAACGCCCTGGCAGGCGTGGCAGACAGCGAGCAAGAACTGAATGCCATGGCCGATGCTGTGCAAGCCGTTCGCCTCAACGCTAACGACGCCGCTGGCATTCAGGATCAGCTAGCAAAACGCACGATTGCCGCCGCTAACGTCATCGACGCAGAGTTCACCGCCGCTCTGGTCAACGCAGGCGCAACCGCTGAAGAAATCACGCAGCGCTTTGTTAATGCTAACGCGGCGATGCAGACGCTAAGCGCCGTGGCCGAGCGGCTAAACTTGCAGTGGAATTCCGGGACAGATGGCGCGCTGCGTTATGCCGATGCCATCGCCAACCAAGTGGGCGGTGTGCAGCAGTTAGCCGCGCTACAAGAGTCCTACTACCAACAGTATTTCACGGATGCCGAGCGCACGGCTAATCTGCAATCGGATCTGACTAGCACGCTTGGGCAATTAGGCATGACGCTGCCGGAAACACGTGAAGGGTTCCGAGCGCTAGTAGAAGCGCAAGACCTCGCAACCGAATCAGGCCAGCGGAATTACGCGGCGTTGCTGCAAGTATCCGGTGCGTTTAGCGAGCTAGCGCCCGTCACGCAAGAAGCGGCGCAATCCGTGACTGATTTTAGCGAAGCTATCCGCACGCGCGAATCGTTAGAGCGCGAATTGTTGCAAGCGCAGGGCGACACATCAGCATTACGCGAGCGTGAACTAGACAGCTTGCGCGAGCTAGCAGGGGCAGAAGAGCAAGGTCTGGTTGCGCTACAGCGTCGGATATGGGCGTTGAAGGATGAAGAGGCCGTATTAGCCAATCTTGAGAGCAATGCAATCTCTGCAATGCGCACTCTTCAAAGCGCTGTACAGCGCGAGCAAGACCGACTGCGCACAGCCTATCAGCGGCAAATGGATGACTATCAGCAGCAAATTAACATCGCGTCTGAGAGCATTAGCCAGCTAGAACAGTTCACCACGCGCCTACGCAGCGCCATTGAGGGCGTGCGTGTTGAGTCGTTCGCGTTAGACCGTAGCCGCCTACAATCAGCGCGTGGCGCTATCGCTAGCGCAGCAGCTAGTGGCGTGACAACGCTAACGCCTGCACTAGAGTCAGCACTGGGCACTGTCGGGCAGGATAGCCAACAGTTTTACGGCAGTTTTGAAGAGTATGTGCGCGACCAGGTTAATACATCGCGCAACATTGGTGAGCTTTACGAAAACGCTGAAAACCAGTTGACGGTAGAGCAGCAAATGCTGTCAACATTGGAAGATCAGCGTGACCTAGCTGAAGTGCAGTTTAATGCGCGCATGGAATGGCTTGACATACAGCTAGAAGCCTACCAGCGGCAAATTGATGCCATTATGGGCGTTGATGAGAGCGTTAAATCAGTTACGAACGCAATCGTTTCGCTTGAAAGTGCCATATTAAAGCTGGCGCAAGCCGCTGGCGAGAGCGCGGCAGACGCTGCAACTCCAGGCGGCGGTGGCGGCGGTCTGTCTTACATCGAGGCCAAAACACAGCAGCTAAACCGAATTGAGCAGGGTGGTCGCAGCAACTGGACGATAGACCAAACTGCGCAAGCTATCGCTGACGCTGGGCTGACGCTAGAGGAGCATTACGAACGCTATGGTCAGTTTGAAAACATCCCAGGCTTCGCCAACGGCGGCGCACACGCAGGCGGATGGCGCATGGTCGGTGAGCGTGGCCCAGAACTGGAATACACTGGCCCGAGCCGCATCATGTCGAACAACGACACGCGCTCGATGCTGGATAACTCACAGGTTAAGGAGTCTGTTGACAGCATGAACCAAAACCTTGATGCCGTGCTGCGTGGTATACTAGAGGCCAGCCAGGAAACCGCGTCTATCATCGATGATTGGGATACGCTAGGCCAGCCTGGCGAAAGGAACGTAACTGCATGAAAATTATCGAACCGCTACAGCCCAACCTGACGACGTTAACCGCGTCGTCGCTGGACGAGTCAACGTTGCCCGTATGGGATTCCGGCACGGCGTACTCAGTAGGCGATGAGGTGCGTATCTTTAGCGATGGCGCGTATCGCACCTATGAGGCATTGATTGCAAGCACGGGCGAAGATCCAACGACCGACCCGGTAGCGCTGGAGGGCGACCCCAGCGCTGGGCAGCCCTACTGGCTAGCCACTGGGAGCACCAACAGATGGGCCATGTTCGATGGCAGCGTGGGCAGCCCTAGCGCCGACACAACGGACATTGTCGTGACGTATACCCCCGGCACGGCGATTAATGCGCTAGCGCTGTTTAACGTGGTGGGCGGGACAGTGAATGTGACTGTTGCTAGTGCGTTGGCAGGCGGCGAAATATATAATCAAACGCAAAAAACATTGGGCGACCGTGGGCCGGGGTATTGGGATTTTTATTTTGGCGGCGTATCTGTTCGCACGCGATTCCAGTTTTTTGGAATACCGTTTTATCCCGACATGATGATTACGGTAACAGTAGCAAAAGCAGGCGGCGCGGAGATGGCTGCCATTGGCGAGTTGGTGTTTGGTAAAGAATTTGTGATTGGCGAAGATGTACTAGGCATGGAGCCGCGCATCAAAGATTATAGCACTAACGAATTTAACGCAACGTTCGGCTATAATGTGCTAGTCGTTCGGCAAACTAGGAGGCGGTTAAGCATCACCACAATGATTGACGAAAACCGAGCTGACACCGTGTTTGATAAAATCCAGTCGCTCGCGTCTCAAAAAGTAGTGTGGATTGCCGACAAATACGCCAGCGGTATTATTTACGGGTTTTATTCGGATTTCATTCCCGCGCACAACACGTATAAAGTGGTGCAGGCACAGTTTAAAATTGAGGGATTAGTATAATGGTACAGCAAATTAGCGCGTTTCCGCCGGTTCCGCTGCTTTCCGACTCGCCAGAAGTGTTTGATTATCGTGCGGTGGCGTTTAATTTATTTCTATCGGATACCTTCCAGCCTGAAATCAATACGTTAGCCGCTGAGGCTGAGGCTGATGCCTCTGCTGCGCAGACGGCGCGCAATGAAGCAGAAGCCCTGTACGGCGATTTAACGGCTGTAGAGGCAGCAAAGGACGCGGCAGCTAACAGTGCTACAGCATCGGCTAACAGTGCTACTGATTCGGCTAATAGTGCTACTGATTCGGCTAATAGTGCTACGGCATCGGCTAACAGTGCTACTGATTCGGCTAATAGTGCTACTGATTCGGCTAATAGTGCTACGGCATCGGCTAATAGTGCTACGGCGTCAGAGCAATCACGGCAAGCCGCCGAAGCCCTGTACGGTGATTTAACGGCCGTAGAGAACGCGAAAGATACAGCCGTAGGCGCTGCTAGTTCAGCTAGTAATGATGCGGATGCGACAGCCGCCGATAGGGTGCAAACAGGGCTAGATAGAACGGCTGCGGCGGCCAGCGAAGCAAGAGCTAATGAATGGGCGGAGTCAGGTGTCGAAGTAGAGCCTGGGCAGTACAGTGCTAAATATTGGGCGGGGCAGGCATCGCAAATAATCACAGACGGCGTGATTGACGATAACGCGACAAATACGGAAAAAACGTGGTCGAGCCAGAAGGTTAATGACCTAGTTGTTAGATGGCTCAGTATTTCGACAAGCTCAGCATTATCCGCAATGGGCAGATATGCTGTTGATTTTACGTCTGGGCCGCTGACACTGACTCTTCCTAGTTCTCCATCGGCTGATGATTTTGTTGAGATTTACGCAAGCGCCGGAGATGCGACTAGCAGCACGATTGCGCGCAACGGGCAGACAATTATGGGATTAGCTGAGGATTTAACGCTTAACTACGCGGCAACGTGGTTGCGCCTAGTTTTTAACGGGACTGATTGGAGGATTGTGGCATGAGCAATTTAAGTGATTTTTTACCGACGCCGGACATTGCTGCGTACCAGGAATTTACTGCGTCCGGCACGTGGGCAAAAGACCCTCTTGCAACGTGGGTTTATGTGGAGGCAATTGGGGGCGGGGGCAGCGGGTATGCTACCTCGGGATCGTCTTACTCGACGGCGGGCGGAGGCGGAGGCGGAGGCTATAACAGTCGATTAATGCGTGCCGATGATATACCTGACTCAGTGACAATAACAGTGGGTGTTGGGGGTAGTGGTTACGAAGCGACAGGCGATAACCAGGGTGGCGGCGGTAATGATGGAGGAGGCTCGTCATTCGGGGGGTGGTTAACTGCGTCAGGAGGAGGTGGCGGCGCATC